TTCCTTCTTAATTGAATTGATACATTCATCAACTTCAATTAAGCTTGTTGTCTCACTACCATCTTCAATAACAGATTCTGATAAGAATGAAGCTTTCATATATCCCTTAAAAGATTCATTCTTGAGTTTTTCAGCACCCATTTGCTTTACTGCTTGATAAATCATATCAAGCTTATTTGCATATGTAATGTTATCTTCATCATATGCTTTTTCAATTTCAGCTGCACATTCATTAAGCCATGACTTAATTTCGTCAGAACTCATTTTAGCAGGAGTTACATCTAAATTTAACATATTTTAAGTCCTTCTAATTGTTTTATAATATTTATAGTTTTAGTTGTTATAAATATATAAAATATTCTGTTTATTTCAGTGAGTTTTTATGTTTATTAAGATTGGTGATACATTCAAGAAATTCGATGGATTTCAGAAGAAATCAGCTGAGTCTGTTCATATTATATTTGATAATTCTGAAATTACATGCTCTTTAGACCATAGGTTTAAAACACCTGATAATCAAGACATTTATGCAAAAGATCTTAAACGTGGTTCTCAAGTTAAGAATAGCACGTTTGATATAAGTCAAGTTGTTCAGATAGAAGAAGTAGGAGTTAAGACAGTTTATACTCCTCTTAATATTGATGGTGCATTATATGAAACAACGAATGGAATTATTCATCATAACTGTTCATTCATTGGTTCTTCTAATACATTGATTAGTGGTAACGTTCTTGAAAAACTTGTAGAAATGGAACCAATCGATGTTCTTTATGAAGATTTGTCATTATCAATTTATAAGAGGCCGGAAGCTGGACATTTCTATTTGATGGGATGTGACCCTTGTGCTGGTGTTGGCGGTGACTATGCTTGTATTCAGGTTATCGAAATTAAAGACAAATATCACATGGAACAAGTTGCTACATATCGTTCCAATACAGTAAAACCTGGTCAGTTTGCAAGAATTATTGATAATGTTTCCAAGATGTATAACAATGCTTATTTCATTATTGAAAACAATGACCCAGGTAAACAGGTTGTAGAAGAAATTTGGTATACACTTGAAAATCCAAATCTTTTAAATACTGAAAAAGCAGGTAAAGGGTTAGGAACGAAATCAGATAAACGTTCCAAGCTCGATGCATGTCTCGAATTACAAAGAGTCGTCGATGCTGAAATTCTTACTATTCATGATGGTGTAACTATTGCAGAACTTTCAAGATTTGAAGAACAACAGTCTAACGTTTTCAAAGCTGCAAAAGGAAATCATGATGATACTGTTTCAGCTTTATATTGGGCAGTTTATGCCACATTACAACCAGAAATCGATATGGATAATATCAGAATCAAAGAAGAAATTAAACAAGAAGATAATATGACTATTGATATGATGGCAGATGCAATGGAATATAACGATGATTTCTGGAGTGATTTTAAATAATGGCATTTAGAAGTTTTAGAAGTATTATTCAACCTAAATTAAAAGAAATTGAAGCATTAACACCTTTCGGTTTATACTATGTAAAATTAGCCGAAGCACTTAATGAATGGTTTAATGAAAGGTTGACAATTCAGACAGGTTCTGTAAAAGGAACAGTAACAGCACCAAATGGTGCAACTACTCCATTTGCAGCAGAATGTCTTAAACCATTGATGGAAACTTTAAGTTTTCAACCAATGATATTACAATCTTATGCTTTGACTGAGCAACAATTATTTCCAAACATCTTTAATTATATTGGTTTAACAATTAACCAAAAATTAAGAGTTTGGGTTTCTGTACCACCGATAAATATTATTTCGAATTTATCGGTTGGTTTTGTTACTGGGCATTTTATTCTTTATGGTGAAAAATTTATAGCCCGTATGCAAACAGAAGATCCAGCTGACCCAGAGATATTCAATATTTTCTGGGATGAATTTGAAAGTCATTTAAAAGATGCAATTAATGCTACAGCAGTAGCAGCTGATTATGCAACAGGTGCGGTTCCTGGTGGCATGTTTAATGGTATTGCATCAATGCGTTTATTATCAAATCTGGGAGAATAATATGAATATTAGACAAGACACTAATATAAATCATAATTATGATAATTTTAATTTTTGGCAAATTGATTTAAAAGAATTGCCATCACGAGGAAGACTATATCCAAAGAATGCTAAGATAAAAGCACGTTCCATGTCTGTTCTCGAAGTAAAGTTTTTAGCTACGCTTGTTCCTGGTAATGCTACAAATATTTGTAATGAATTACTCGAAAAGTGCACGATTCTTGAAAATTTTTCTTATGATGATTTGCTTTTAGCAGATAGAGAGTTTTTGATTTTCTGGATTAGATTAAATAGTTTTATCAATGCTAATGGTTTCGTAATAACTATTCCAGAATGTTCTGGATGTAAGAAACAGATTGAACATACAATTAAATTATTGGATTTGGAATTTAAATATTTGGATCATCCTTTTATTAATTCTGTTTATCTTAGTGACTTAGATATTACATTACCTGTTAGAATTCCTCGATATAGAGATTCTGCATTTATTGTAGAAGATGATATTGACGAAGTTTGTTTATGGATTGATACTGATAATTCTATGGAAGAAAAGTATACATTTGTAAGTAATCTGACAGCAAATGATTTTATGACATTAAAATCGCATATTGATGATAATTATTGTGGTGTTATTAAAGAAGTCATGATTGATTGTCCTCATTGTGGTAAAGCACATAAGGTAAAAATTGAAATCAATGACCAGAATTTATTTAACAATGTTGACTTATCTCAGATTCTTGAAACAATAACAAGAATTGCTAAGTATTCAAATTTACAAATAACAAATGAATGGTCATGGGTTGAAGTAGAAGTTGAACAGCAGATTATCAATAAGATGATTAATGAAGAAAATGAGGCTAATCAGAAGGAAATTGCTAAGGCAAAATCTCAAATACCTGCAATGGGTGCACATAGAACATCAGCTCCGTCGATGCCTTCTATGCCTAGTGTTCCTCATTTCTAAAAAAATCAGAAAAAAGTTTTGTAAATTTTTATTTACAAAAAAATTCTATATTTACAACATAGATATAGAATTTAATATAGGTATAATATGAAACAAGAAAAAGGTGAAGGTTACATTTCAAATAAATACTTACGAGAGTTAGTCGTTAAGTTCAACAAGATGAATATCAATGATACTGGTGAATGGTGCGACGCATACGAACGTAAACTTGAAAACAAGAATAATAAGAAGAGTATTACAGAAGATAAATATGAAGTTTCTAAGGACTTTATTCAGCGAAAGCGTGAAGAAATTAGAGCTTTGCATGAACGCTATAATACTATGACTCCAGAAGAACGTCATAAGTTCAATATGGAATTTGAACAGGTCAAGAAAGATATTTGTGATGCATTCATTAAGGTTATTAATGGTCGTATTATTTCTTTCAAACTCGTTCAGTCTCCTGCCTATGAAGAAATCGATGATATTCGTCAAGAAGCTTTAATGACTCTATTTACCTATATTAACAGATATGACGAAACTCGAAATTCTAGTGCGTTCGCTTTTGTTACACAGCTTATCACAAACGCATTGAATTTATATCTTTCTGAAATGAATGAAAGAAATGAAAAGGAAATTGCTGGTTTGGATTTCTATGAAAATCTTAATACTATCGATGATCCTTATGGAGAAGATAATTAAAGGAATTTATGTTAAACGCACATACTGAAAATACAGATGGTAAAAACATTGCAATAATTTATTGCCGTGATACTTCTGGATGTTCACATGTAAGATTACGTTATAATGCAGAATACATCAATGGTCATGACATTGGTGTTATTCCTGTTTTAATGCCGTATTATACTTTTGAACCTCAATATTTAGCTCATGCTAAATCTATTGTTTTCCAGAGACCAATTACTAGTATCGATGTTGATTTACTTACTCGTTATAAGGAACTACAGCCAAAGTTTGGATTCAAGCTCGTTGGTGAATTTGATGATTTGGTCTTTTTGACTGGTGATACTGATGAAGCTCATGACTCTGTTCCAATTTATAACCCAAGTTATGAAGGAGTTCATAGCAATCTTAAAAATCTTATGGAAGTTGCATCAAAGACTTTGCCAATATTGGATTTGATTGTAGTTTCTACACCTTATCTAAAGAAAGTTATTGAACGTAAATTTAATGTTAATAATGTAATGGTTATCAAAAACGTTGTTCCAAGATATTTGTGGAATTTCGAAAGAAAGACTAATATCAAGGAAGACTTAGTTAAACCTCGTGTTATCTATTCTGGTAGTCCTACACATTATAAACAGCCTATTCCTAAAATGCAACCTGGTCAGAATCCGAATTTCCCGAAAGGTCATCCAGGTCAGCCAGGAGATAGAGGTGACTGGAATACAGCACTTTGTGATTGGGTTATTAAGAATGTCAAGGAA